ATCTGAATCATCATATTTTACATTTGGTGGTCCTACTTCAGTTGAACCGTATTGAAATTCAACACCATCTTTCATAAAAGGTAAATCATCTAAATCACCCTTTTCACTCCAACCACGCCAACCAGCTGTTGATAAAACATTGGGTCCAGCATCTCCATTAGCGGTTTCAGTAAAATTTGACCATTTTAAATAATTTTCTGGTTCGCGGAATACATCAGAAAATACATCTCGTATAAATTCAAATTCTAATGTATAATTTCCTTCATCAACTCCTAATTTTAATAAAACTTCATTTGGTTTTACATAAATCTTATCAGTAACTTCATCTTTATATACATCTAAATATATAGGTAATTCATCGTGGGAATGACAAATCCTTTGAGTAATTTCTCCTCCTACATTATAATCAGCACAATGTTCTTGAATTACTCCTTCAATAATGTCGTGATTATGAGCAACATTCTTATCAAAATTATTAAAGGTAGTTGTATATCCATTTTGAAGTGTATCAGTTATTGTAAATATGTGATTATGTCTTTTGACATTAAGATCATCATTATATTCTTTTAAATATTTTCTACTTGTTATTGTTTCAACAAGTTTACCGTGACTATCAAATATTCTACAAACGACATAATCGCCCGCAGCTTCATTAAATTTATATGTACTTTCTTCAAGAAATATTAAATCTAATTGTTCTTTTGTAAATCTATCTTTGGTTTTTATTGCCATTTAATTTTCCATTAACCACATTTTTTAGGTTTTTTTCCACCACCACCGTATGAAACACCACTTCCTTCTGTTCCGCCATATTTTTGTTCATCTTTATTACTTTCATTAAATGCATTTGCATCTGGGATATCAATAGAACTATCTTTACTAACAGGAATACCTTCATCTTGTTTTGTAAGTGAATAATCACCAATTAAAATTCCTTTGTTACCATTTCCACTTGTATCTCTTATAGTGGTTCCTGTTAATAAATATCCATTTATTTCAATAAGACACTCATCTTTTAAACGAGATTTATTAATATTATCCGATGTCCACTCTGGATTCTCTTGAGTATAATATGGAACTTTAACTTCATCCTTATTAATAAATATTTGTCCAATCGAAGTTTCTTCAGGAAATTGATTATTTGTTCCATCCCAATAACCATAAATATTAGTTTCACTAAATAAATTAGTATTTCCGATATATTCTGGGGTTGATGGATGAAGTCCCTGTTCTGATACTCTGTCATCAATTAATAACATATGATTTAAATCAAAAGGTTTTTTAAAATATCTAACTTGTTCAATATCGGCTTGGCCAAAGAACTTACCAAGTTCATCATTATAACTCGCTAAAGTAGCTAATTCTTTATCTAAATATTCATATTGTGAAAATTCATTTTTCTTTATAACATTATTTAAACTTTCTATGTATTGACTTTCATCACTTATACCACCTATAACTGGAGATGTATATGGCCAAGGTATATATTTATAATCCCAACCACCTATGTCTTGAAATTCTTGTTCATATGTATTATGAATATTTAAATTCAATCTAGCTGTTCCTAATCTCCAATCTACTAATTTTACAAAATCTGGATTTTGTGGATGTTCAAAATAAGAATAAACTATATATTTAATAATTTTCAAACCTGCATTTTGGTAAGTATGATTAAGCTGATGTGGTACTTGTGCACTTTCTACCATATCTGCTGCCTTTGTCGCATCGTGGTTCATAATTTGATAGTTATGACCATTAATAAATTGAACTGGATTCCAAATATTCTGTTTTTTCTGTACTTCTGTAAGTTCAGATAATCCTGTTGGAACTATACTTTTTATTTCATTTATTGTATCTGGTTCTCCCTCTTTCCAATCCCAATTAACTACAAAAGCTGAAAATTGTAAATACTTTATAAAATTTTTAGGAGAAGTTTCATCTCTAGCCTCCTGCCATTCTCGTAATGGATATTGATATCTATCAGGATATTTAATGATATTAAAATTATCTCCAGCTTGTGATATTGAAAATTGTAATGTTACTTCAGCAGGTGCTGATGCTTTATTTTTATCCTGTATATCATCATAATATCTCTGTAAATCCATAGTATCATCACCAGTTTTAGTACTTATGTGTGTTATTGGTCTCCATTGAAAACCAAAATAATCATAATACTCTTCACATTCATACATTGGTTTTCGTGTGACATAATTATCTGCTACTGTTGTTTGTTCATATACAGCTTCGTCCATTGTATAATCTACACAATAGTATTGGTCTTCATAATATGGACTACCTGCTCCTGCTTGAAAAACCAAGTCACAAGAGTCACATCCACTACCCATATTAGAATTTTCACATGCACCAACATAACCTGGAATTCCAGAAGATCCAAGACAATTATCAGCATTTACACAATCAGTTGATGATGGGAAATCTGCATCCTCATATTCAGAATCATCATCAACACATCTATAAGCTGTTCCATCATAGATTATTTCGTGTGTCCAAGTTCCATTTTGTGCGATACATTGTGCTTCAGTTCCAGGGACTCCTTCAGCCTCTTCAATAATAGTATTAATTGTTTCTGAATAACCCTGTGTCCAAGTTTGTTTTGGACATCCATATACTGGATCTTTATCAAACATAAAATCAGTTATTAATTTAGCGTGTGTATTATATTCTTTTTTACCTGTGGTATTATCATTAACTTTAGTTAGATAAAAATTATCAAGATACATTGTCATTGGATTTAATGATATTATATTAAAACAAAGAGTTGGACCATTACCAGCATACATCCATTCACGATCTCCACCAGCTCTGACTGTATCATTAGTAGGTGAATGGTGGTCAGTAAATACATAATATCCACTTTCACCAAGTGAATTTCTATCGGGCATTTCTATTGTTGAACCATAGGTTAATCTAAACCAAAAATACCTTCTCTTCCATCCATCAGACATCAAAATTTCACCTAAATATTCTCTTTGTGCAAAATGTCCACACGAATCCCAACCCATTTGTTCACAATTACCATAAGGTCCTGTATGAAAATCAAAAGCTGGAAGTTTAAATCCGTCTTGATACATAGTGAATCCTTTCATACTATGTTGTGGAGAATCGTGATTTCCTTGATACGCTGGACCTAACGAACCTTCTGTAATATTATAATCAAAAGAACCTATGTATTCATCACCTATTTTTGTTAAACTATCCCATTGATCAAAACACACATGCATTACTGAATAACAGGGTTGGACACCAGAGTTCCATAAGTTACCATCATCACCTTCAACTTTACACATTGGGCCTTTACCACCACCATCAAACATAACTTTCATAGTATGTTCACGACCAGCTTCATTCTTTTTAAATTGTAATCTAATATCACCATCATACCACATTGTACCACCAGCGCCTTTACCTGAACCTGGAGTGCCTGTTGCGTGAGAATCATATTGATCAGCTTTAGAAATAAATTTACCATCACATCCATTTGGCCAACAATCACCTGATAAAGTTCCTATCATATCACCAGATTCTCTTACATTTCTTGACGCACCCGCCGTGCCTCTCCAATCTTCCATACCTGCTATTGTTTCAGGAAGAATATTAGTAACTCTTTCAGTAGCTTCTCCAATCGCGTTTTGTTCTTTATATCTTTTTAATACTGGACTTTCTATTTCATAAGAATATAAATCACCATCTGGATGAGACATTTTATTATAATATCCTAATATCTCACCTGTGGTCAAACTAACTGTATATTGTGCATCAATACCTTTTTTAGGTCTATTGGGAACTATAATTTTTTTTGTTTCTTCTGACATTTTAATATGGTCCTTTTTCTACCGATACATCAGCATCCGATATATATTCATCTGATTTTGGTGATTTTGTTTCTTCATCTATTTCAATTTTATAATCTGCTATTTTAACTCCAACATTTCCCATTCCAGCAATATCAGTTATTTTATTACCAGCTATTTGACCAAAATCTAAATCAACAATTAAATCTTTTTCATCTATTATTTTATTACTTATGGGAGCGTACATATCATCTTTATCCCACATTCTAGCTGGATTACCAAATGGTTTTATTATATTATAATCAGTACCCCAACCATATTTTGTTAACTTAAAGTCTCTCGCTCTATTTAATTTTGGTGTTATTGGATAATAATAATTCCAATTATAATCATTTGTTCCAACCCATTGTTGAGATGCATCAGTATCTATCTTATAATAATAATTATCATCAATACCTCTAATCCACGCAGCTAATTGAGAAGCTAATGGTAAATCAATATCATTAATATCTGTATATACTTGAATTTCAGGATGTATTGATATCCAGTTACCAGGGTTTAATAAATCTGGATTTTCTGAATATGTAGTCCAAACTCTATATGGATAATCAAATCTAATATTAGTAGTTATTGGATATCTACCTTCACCAGATTGTGGATTATATTTTAATATAACACGATATAAATTTGAATCTGATGGTTGATTATTATCTCCGTGATTATTGGAAAAGATGTTTGGAGTGTATGGTTCATATTCTGTTAAATCATTTTCTATTACAGCATCTGTCACAATAGGTGCATCTTCATTATCAGTTACATATAATTTTGTAGCTTTTCCATCTTCAAGTGTACCTGATTCTCGCGTCCATAATGGTAGCCAAGCTTGTTGATCTTGATACCATCCTATTCCTGTTATTTTTTCAATATATCTTCCAGTTTCATCTTTTGGTAATAAATCCCAATTTCTATTTATTAAATCTTGGAAAACTTCACTAACTGGTGCACCACCCTCTTTTAATCCATTAAATTTTATAAGAAATATATGTCCAATGTCCATAGTTGAACAATCAGAACAACTATAAACATTACCCATACTCCATTGTAACGCTGGATTATATATACCAGTATAAAATTTTTCTATTCCTTGTTTTTGACCGAATCCATAATTCTTTGGTATAATATTTTTCCAATATCTATAATGTCCTGGATTACCAGGGTGAGTAATATTATCTTCAGTAATATCACCATAATCAGGGTCAGCTTGAAATGTAAATTTGTTTATTTTCCACCACTCCTGTCCCTCATTTATAAATTCAAACCATTCCAGTTGTTGATTTTCTTCAAGTTCTTCATTCATAGATTGATAAGTAGTTCTATAAACTTCTATTCTAGCGAAATTATAACCAGCTGTGTACTCTTGATCACTCTGTACAACTGCACTTCCACCATCATAACCGATACTATATTCACACATATGAAGTGGAACTTTAACAATATTTATATTATTTTCACCTGTAACCCAACCATTACCATCATTAACATAAGGTGGTGATTGTAGACTACAAGTTAATCCAGATCCATAAAAATCAGTACCCATATTATTACCTAATGTTATTTCAAGATAAGTTGGAAATAAATAATTTGAAACAACTTCAATTTCTAAATGTACAAAGCCTCTAATTCTTCCTGTTTCATCAATTGGGAAATCTTCCATATTTAAATCTGATTGTAAGGAACTTAAATTTTGATTAGAGTCTAAACTAATTCCTCCATTTGTTTCAGTAGCGTTAAAGGCAACATTCCATTCATTGTTTTTAAGCATCATTGTCAATGGTGCTCCATCATAAACCTGTCCATTATAGTTTGAATCCCAAAACCACGCGTGGGCGTTTTCACTTTTATTAAAACTATCAGTAAATCCTAACATTTCCCACATTTGTTTTGGTTTTTTATAATATCTTACTTGTCCTAAATCTATTTCACCTATGTGATCACCGAGTTCACCGAATATATAATCATAACCATAAAAAATTGGTGTATCATCATCAGTAATAGTAAGATTACCATCTTCATCAACAGGTACATCATAATAATTTTGTAACCAAATAGGTAATACTTCAGTAAATTCTAATTTTGTTTCATCTAATTGTACTAAAGCCATTTCACTTTTTAATTTATCAGAATAATATCTAAACTCTAAAGGTAAATATGAATAATTAATTTCATTTCCAGTTTCATCAAACACTCTTGTAAAACCTGATTGTCTTTCAACAACCTTTTGATATACTGATTCTCTTGAAATTCCACCTACAACAGGAACTGTATCTTTATATGGAATATATGTATGTTTCTTTCCACCTAAAGCTGAAAACTCGTGTTCATTATTTGGATCTTCTGTAATATTAATTCTCACTAAAAACTTTTTAAAGTCACTTACACCAAGATCTCTAATATGATTAAACATATATCCAGTCACTTCATATATTCCTGATTTTTTATATTCGTGTTTAAAAATTTCATCATTACTTAATTTTACTGGTTTATCAAAATATTCTTGTGTGTCATCACCCCAATTAATAAAGGCAACATATAAATTTAAATCATCAAACTCAATCCTTTCTCTTTCTTCAAATAATGATTCTGTTTTACTTGTATGCGAATAACCTTGACGAGCGTAGAAGAAAAATTGAACTTCAACAGGTGCTGTGTTTTCAAAATATTTAGCAGTATCTACATTTTCATCATAATATTCTGTTAAAATAGATTGTTCTCCATCTAAACTTTGTATCGCTCTAACATCTACATCTGGTGAAAAATTATGTTCTACTTCTATTTTTATATTATAAAGTTGTAGTTCCATCATTCCAATACCATAACTCCAACTCAAAGATGGATAAACTTCACCATCACTATTTTGAGTTACAAATGTTTCATAATAATGCCACTCACCATCATCGGGCATTTGCTCGGAAGATTTTGAACCTCTACTACCCCAATCACTCCAATCATACATTTGTTCTGGTGGTTCGTTTTCCTGTCTACCCTTATATAATCTTACTCCAACTTTGTTTAGATTACAATAACCTACATTCCAATCACCATAAGAATCTGATGTATTACTATGCCATCCACGAGGAGTACCAGAATTAACATTTACATTATTCATAAATCTTTCATTCCATTCATTAGTTGTTGGTGGTTTATTTCCCCAATCGTAACTATAATCTTGTCCAGATACTAATTCCTCGTGATACATACTATCACATTTATATTTAGCCCAATAAGAAAATTTATATTGTGTACCTTTTGGTGTTTGCATATACATAGAAGAACCTCTTTTATGTGTTCCGTGCCACTGCTCACCATTAAGACCCCAACCAGGAGTACCATCCATTATATCTTCAGTACCATCACCATTACTATCATACCAATTATTATTATTTGGTGTAGATTGTCCTTCTCCACAAATACCATAATCAAAATTAGCCATACTCTCCATTTGTCTTGCCCATCCGTGACTATCATCAGTACTCGGTATAGCACATCCACCTTGTATATTTTTAACTAATCTAATAACAGATGTATCCCCATAAGGATCATTTTTATCTTCGGGCCAAGGAATTTTTGGATTATTTATACCTACAAACACACTCCCACTATTGTTTACTGTCCAACCACTTGGATAAGCATCCGATTTAATTCCAGTTGGAAAACCATCGTGTGGATCTCTGTTACCTATTCCACGCCATATATTTTTAGGTACACTCTTACCAAATGTTTTATCTTCATTACTTACATTTCCTTCATCATCTATTATATCATAATCAACTTCTACTATACCAAAATTTTGACCAACTACTTCTTCCCAATCTAAATCTTCATCGTTCATTTCATTATAATAAAAACAACCTAATTGAGGTCTAAAATCTCTATCATTTCCTTCTAAAAATGATTTAGAGTTAGTTGGATCTTTTACATAAAAGTCGTCTTCGGACACTTCTAATTTAGCTGACTCAATGGTTGATGATGGAATATTTATTCCTTGATATGGATCAAAATTTTCTTCAATAGTTTGTTGAGGATATATAGGGTCTTCAACATCTATATAAACTCTTGTTAATATAGGGTCTGGACACCATTGAGAGCTATAAACACATAAAGAAGCTGGATAATCCACAGGAGTTGAATCTGGATCACCAGGTACTTCTTCTATATGTTTACCCCAACCTCTTACAGTAACCATATATCGGCCACCTTTTTCAAATCTAAAATTCATTCCGGTATTAATTAAATAATCAACAGCATTACCTGTATAATAATGATATTGTCCGTGTTGTTTAGTAGTACCATCATATAAAACACCTGGATTATTATATTCTGTTTCAGTATATTGATTTTCAATATAATCACCACCCTGACTTACTGGATCATCGTAATCTTCTATGGTAACTTCATACCAAATGTTAGCACCATTTCTACTATTATCTGGGTCAAAATATAAATCCATACCTGTACCATTTCCAGGCATATACCCTCCATAATTTTTATTTTGTCTTGGTGACTCATCGTGATAAACAAATTCAATAGACTGAACTACTAAATCACCTTTCTTTGGCATATATCCAGGATTTGGAATTAATGAGTCTTCTGAATCATTAAATAAAAACGCGGTGGCGTAATCAGTAGTACCAACAGCACAATTGAAATTTGTTTGTGCGGAGTTAGTATCAGAACAATTCATTGGTACATTCCAAGCATTCATTCCATCCATACTCCATTCATCATTTGAATTTGGTAAATCACCATATTCATATAAATCATTAACCTCTGTTTGATGGCTGTCAGGTTGGAAAGCAAAAACTGGATAATTTGCACCTTTACCCCATAGATTTTCATTAATATTAGAATACCAAAAATTATACATATTATTTCTTGCTGGAATTTCTCTTACCCAATTTTGACTACCGTGGCCAAATCCAGAATAACTCATATTTGATGTTAACCACTTCATTTTTTGCGCGTCGGTACTTGTCCAACCACTTTCATTGTATGATAATGCGTTAGTACCATAAGTAGCCCTACAATCATGCCATCCTTGTAATTTTGCATTTAAAAGAAAATTTTCACTTGAATAACCATTACTATAATCTAAATCCCAATTGGTTGGCCAATATGCTTCCACCTTCTGATCTATAGCTGATTGACAAGGATGCATCCTTCCAACTGTTCTATGATCAGCAGCGTTACCTAAATTCGTTGGATTGTTAGACATCCAAAAATCTCTCAACCTATAATGTTCCCAAGAAAGAACTAATGATTTAACTGGTCTGTCTCTATAAGCTGTACAACAACTCCAATGATTTTGATAATTTGTATAATCTTGTCCTGTACCATTATGTTCACCTAAAAGTAATGGTCCTCCTTGAAAAACTTGTCCTTTAGGTCTTTTAAATCCTTCTTCACCAGGTAATTCAACTAAATAAGGATCATTACCAGTAGTACTTGAATAAGTGTTGGCACAATCAGCTAAATTACCTCCACCTATTTGTCTTGTAGAATCTCCAACACAACCATCAGTACATACAAAATGTGGTCCTTGCCAGTTCCATTGAGAGTACATTAACATTGTATCAGCTACACCATTTTGAGTACCCCAATGTATAACACCACTTGGCCACATTGAAAAATCATAATGTTGTTGACTCGCACCGTAATCCCAATTGTTTTGAGTGTCTGATACCCACCATACAGGTTTTTTCCTATTGAAAGCATCAAGATTAAAACCACTATTCACCATCCAATCATAGACAGTGCTATTATTACTTCCTCCAGCTTTATTACCTAAATAATTATTTGCTAAATCATTTGGATCATCTAAATCAGGATAAAAGTTTGGATATAATTCCGCTATTCCATTATTTTTGTATCCCATCTCACCCCAATCAACAGCCGAACCTGGTTGTATGGGGATTGCTTTTGGCATTGGCCAAGGCCGCCAAGAATTGTTGTTATCAGATTCACCATCCCATTCCATTTCAATATTTTCTAATGCATAATTATCACCAACATAAATGTGTTGTCCTAATTGATAAGGGCCTATCCATCTATTTACTCCTGTATTAATTGAAGTAACTGTTGGACTTAATTGTCCACAAGTACAAGGATTTGGAACAGCGTCACCATCTATTTGTCCATTAGCTTCAGCTTTACCACAAGTAAAAAATCTTGGTCCTCTAGCGAATCCATCTATTACAGGATTTAAACCTTCCCAATCAGGACTAATTTCAATATGTGCTGAATAATAACCTTGTGAGTCTGGATATAATGACCAATCTGACCTTTTATCAAAAAATCTATTTCTACCATTCCCTCTTGGAGCATCTTGATCTTTCCAATAATCTGGTATGTTGTTATCATTCATCCAATCACCCATTAGATAATTTAAAGATAAATCTTTTGTTCTTATATTTCTAACAGCAATCGCGTCTCTTAAACCAAAACTTGTATAAACTAATTGATTTCCAACACTATCGTGATAATTACCCTCACCCCAATTTGAATAACCATATCTATGCCACCAAGTTTGAGGTAAAGCTCCAAACCAATTTGACCAACCTTCTGTAAAGGCGTTTCCGATAGAGAACGCGTCATTTATATGTTCATCAAATAAATAAACTTTCATAAACCCAGCATTCATAAAGTCACCATAAGTCAAATCGTGGTATTTCATTCTATGACCTGCTTGGTTATTATTAGTTCCTCCAGTTCCTCCTGCAGTTCTTCCTAATCCTTCCGTACCTTCATTATTAGGGAACAAACCACTAAAACCTGCGTGGAAATTATCTATACCCATACCTGGTTGAGCCGCTCTTAAATTTCTTAAAAATACACCTCTAGCTTTTAATTTAACTACAAGTTTACCGTGTTTTAATTTTCTTTCAATATCATCTGGAAAATCATACATAATTTGATATGTAGAATTACCTTGTTGTGGCTCATAATCTGTTGTATGGTGATTCAACGACAAATCAAATGTAAAACCAGGTGCTGGATCACCTACTTGAGCTCCTCCAGGAATATCGTATGCATAAAATGCTGTTCCTCTATTTGTCCAAGGTCCTCCGTGAGCTCCATTAGGACAAGATGCGTTAGTATCATATCTTATATCACCCCATATACTTGAACCAAAACCTGTATTCATTGAACATTCATAAACTGGAACTGTTCCAGCTACATGCGTTTTAAATGCATAAAATAATGGTGCGTCATCTGAAGATGTGTTATCATCATTATCAAATGTAGATGTTTTACCTGATTGTGGCCATATATCATACATATCTGAACCATTACCATTATTAACACCTGCTTCTGCTGGAGAAACTCCCTTATTCGTGCTGAAAGTTAATCGTGTAGCTGAATATTTAGAATTTCTATACGCGTATACTGGTTGAGCTGTTGCACCACCACCTGCAGCTTCAGGTAAAACATAAAATTTAGCAGATTTATAAAAATAATATGAATTTAAAAATGATGACAAATTATCACAATGAAAATTAGTACCATATGTATTAGCTTCTGTTTCATCAGCATCTATACATACTACATGCTCCCATAAGCTAGTTCTTTCATATTCATTAACTGGAACTGTTGGAATAAAACTCCATTCATTAGTATCACCTTCAACAAAAGTTGGAGCGAATACTGAAGGAGTTCCAATCAACCCATTTTCTGTCCAATACTGATGTCCCCATTGGTCATTACCTGGATTTAATTTATTATATCTAAACATAGGATAACCCATAGCATATTCATTTGTTGTTAGTATTGATGGTACTTTTCCACCAAATTTAGTTTTAACTTCAAATGGATTACCACTATGATAAGGTTCAGCGTAACTGACATCAGAATTATAACCCCAATCAACAAGTCTAACAAATGGATATTCTTCACCATTACTATCATCGTGAACAGGCATATGCCACCAGTTATCTGAAACCATTTCTATACTTGTTTTCCAATCTGAATCATCCCAATAATCATAATTAAGTATGTATGATACATTTGATTCTATATTATCACCAGGGGTAAAATTAACTCTATCATCTGCACCCGCTATTGATATATTATAAATGTCTTCTGTTAAAGAAAATGATGAAATTGGTGTTATGATTATAGCAGCTCCTGGTTGAGTTACATATTCAGTACACCATTGTATCTCTTCTACACCAAGATGTATTTCTGCTGTATTAGTAGGGTTATATTCAGGTGGTGTTGGAATACCATTTGCTGGATCTCCTGGATTCATACATCCTTTTTGATAAAAATCCGCACAAGATCCTTCTGTATGAACTGAATATACACCTGTTGTATTATCCAACATACCATACATATTACATCTTCTTGAACCTTCTAACATTTCATCATAACAAACACTATCATAAAACCATTCATCACCAGCACCAGCTGAAAGAGCATCTACAAAATTATCTAAAAATTTTGGACAACTTTCATCACCATCAGCACAAACACAATAATTATCAATTCTATCACACCAAGTATTATCAATACAACCACAACTTATTTGAGCTGTCTCTTGTGCTAATGCTCCGTTAGGAGTCGCGTTTATAATACATTCTGGACACCAAGAAGGAGGTACATTATCATATGTATATAATGGCTCATCAATACAATTTCTTGTTACAGCCAAATCAGGAAGATATTCATAAATAAGTGAGGTAGCTTGATCAAATATATTTGTCGTTTCAAATCTAAATACATTAATATCAGTTGATTGTAATTCTACACAAGCAGCTGATGGATTTGTTCCATTAATTGAAAATATACTACCACAATCATATGGAGTTCTAGCACAATTATCATTCACACAAAGGTTTGAACTTACATTATATTGTTTTCCCATTTTTATTTTAGTTGTATATGATGGAACAGGAGTAATATTACCAAGTGTAAATTCTCCAGTTTCATTATATGGACTATTAGCCAACTTTTGACCTGTTAGTGGAGTGCCAATTCTATCGTTAGCGTGGTCTGTTGTTCCAAGATGTGACTCTCCAATGAGAGTTTTACAAAAACCATATGGATTTATATTAAAATCAGGTGCTTGTGTATAATCAACACAATAACCACAATTGTCCATATATTTTGTTCCAAGAACATCACCAGCACAATCTCTACAAGATTCATTCCATAACTCGTGTCCAATTAATATACATACACCACAACTATCTACATCATACCATTCTTCTTCTGGTGTAAGTGCTCTACATTGATTATGACAAGTAACACAAGGTCCACCAGGTGTCATATCATTTTCTGGACAAGGACAAGAATCATCTTCATCATTTGGATTTTCCCAACAAGTATTTATCCAAAGAGGTGTACCATACTCATTTAAAAGAGTTAAGTCTCCACCCTCACTATTAGCATCTGGACAATAATCTGTTGAAGTTTGTTGATTACCCCATCCATCACCATCTACATCTTGACAATATGCTATTGGATATATTTCTGGATAATTACAAGTACATCCTCTATCATAAGTACAACAACTATTATCACCATTACATTGAATAGTCGCTTCTGAATCATAATTACAAGCTGTATTATCTGTACAACCTGGTATAAATTCACCAGCTCCTCCCTCAAAATCTACTACTATACACGCTCCTAATGTATTGTAATGCATTAATGAATGGCCATATTCATCAACAGCTAACATTTTTTGATTAGCTTTTTGTGAATCCCAATACGCGTTTTGTCGTGATCCATCATTATATCCTGGTGGTCTCGTATCAACAAAAGTAGCTGAATTAATACATATACCACTTTGATATGTTCCAGGATCTCCACCAACATATCTTCCTGTAAACCACATTAATGGTTCAAATTCTCCGTGTCGATCTTTATTAGGTGGTAGTAGAGGAACACCAGTTGGATTCCAATGGAAATGTAAAACAATTTGACTTGTACCATAAGTTTCATAATACCAGGGATGATCTTGATCAAAATATACCCAATCATCAGTTACATAAGTACCAGATGATTCCCAGGGATCTACTGCGTAGGAATCATAACCACTTGTCATTGTCATTCCTGCATTAGCCCAAGTACTTCCATTCTCCATCCTTAATTTATCAGCAGGGATTGGGTGCATTTGTGGATTTCCACCATTTTGAATATGATTTGTACAATAATTACTATAATAAGATTTTACTTGATCTGGTATATAATAAGCGCTCATTCCTTGAGAGAAAGCTTCACAAAAATTAGGGTCGTCAAATTGAGCTCCCGCTATATTCGTCCATTCATTCGCATTCCACGCGGCAACTCCATTTCTTCCTTGATTTGGCTCATAGTTATTAGCTAAATTACCAACAAGAGATGTTATCTGTTGGTCAGCTTGTCCACCTTCCATCAGTTGTTGAACTTCTGGAGTAGTAATATCAATATTTGTTATGTGAAATTGATAGCCTAAAATAGGTGAATTTGATCTATACCAAATTATAAATTGATTCCACATATCTCCATTTTCTTCCCACCATTCTCCAGCCTGCATTATATATAATTCTACTTTTGGTTCTTGTCCTATTTTAGCTATATGCCAGTTATTCTTATTCCAACTATAACAACTTCCCCACTCATTACCCTGCCATATTCCACAAGTATCGTGTGCTTGATAAACATTAAAAATTTCACTATAATAACGATTCTGAAAAGCTGTATCAGTTGCGTTTGAAGAATTAGAATCAAATCTGCTTTCCATATTATTATAGTCACTCTCCCACATATCTGATAATGTTTGACCAGTATTTTTATCAATCCAATAGGCTTTATTATCTACAAAACAACATCCAAAAGAATTTCTCCAACAACCATCATCACTTGAAAATTGACCATTATCACTACAACCAAGAGCTTGTCCACATTGATTAGCGTACTGACTACTGACATCACCTTGTGGCCATCCTAAATTATGAATGTAGTGAGGTTCACCAACCGGAGCGTCAGGGGTAAATCCATAGGAGAAGGGCATTCCATAATAATTACAAGTATGGGGCATTCCTCTGACATCGGGAATATCATCTCCACCACCAGAACCACCACCTTGATTACCGCCGGTGCCTCCACCGCCTTGGTTACCGCCGATTGGAGGACTACCACCTTGAAAGTAAGGTTCTGAACCATTTATTCCACCTTCTTGGATTCCTCCTGGAAACCAATCTCCTTGTCCAAACACCTCATCCATTCCATTACTTTCGGCTTGGTACGCCCAACACTCACCAGGTGTTGTATCAGTATGACACATAGAACAATCTACAGCTCCTGCGAACTGACACGGTTGTGGACAATCAGATGTAGTTGTACACGCTAATCCCATTGGCCACATATGATTGGCTTGATTGGCGGGAATAACGGTTTCTCCAGAATTATCTATTATTGGATTTCCTTCTTCATCTATCGATGTATCAATACACGCTTCTTCTGGACAAGAACACTCCCATTGAGCTTCATAACCATTAAAATCTGGACAAAGAGTAACACTTGGAAATAAAGTTTCATATAAATTAGCACCAGTAGTTCCAACAGCTCCTTCTACACAAGAAGTAGCTTCTGTAAAAATCGGATTGTTGTTATCATCACAAGACAAAAAATATGTTTGATGTCCTGCTCCTTGTGAACAACATTCAGGTAAATTATTATTACTAATTGCCATTTATATTCCCTTTATTCTGGAAGTCTAAAACCACGAGCTCTCAACAAATCAGATTTAGAAATTATCTCAACCTTACACCTATTTCCGTGAGCAGACTTGGCTATATATTTGGTATCATATATAACATCAGAACTTTCAGCTTTAATATTTCCATTCCAATATTCTGGAGTTCTTGTATGATTTACTGATAAACCTGATCCATTAGTTGGATAATTATTTAAATTTGTAAAGTTAGTTTGAGTTCCACCAACTGGTTCATAAAAACTTGGATCATATGTAGCTACTATAAAAAACCATTCATTAAAATCTACTGGTATTCTTGTATAAGTTAATAATTTCTGTTCATCTGTATCACCAAAATCAGGTACTCCAACAGCTCTATCGATACCTATTCCGTGATAATTATCACTATATGCTACCCCAGAACTTCGTAATTTATTTTGATATTGTGATTCATCTGAACCTTCTAACTCTTCTTCCTTTACTACTAACCTTACAAATCTTTCATAATCACTTTTTTGAAACCAATCAGTTAGGTGTGCACCTAATGGGTGTGTAGCTCTCTCACTATCAACCCATTCTTTCCAAGTAACTCCTGTTGAAGTCATTGTATCGTGTGCGTGTATTGTATATGTTTCTAAAACAAATCCTTTTGGTCCAGCTTCTCTTCTTGGATTTCCCCAATTGAATAAAGTACCTGAATTAACTTTGTCTAAAAACCTAACCCACATAGTAATGGTAAATCCATCAACAAGATAACTTGGTCCTATAATACCATTATTTTCAACTTCCCTTTCCATTCCAATTTCATTACCTTCTTCTGACCTTACAATAATAGCTTGATTTAATCTTCTTATCTTTAAAAACCCATCTGATTTGTTTTCGTATAAAGGTAATTCTGGTTCAGTAGCTGAAACAACTTGATCAATATCTCTTAAATAAAGATTTAAGTCATCCCTTAACCATTGTAGACTTTTATTAGTATTTAAATCATCTTCACTATCTTTTAATCTTGTTATAAATGAATCATCATCAGAAACTCCATCTCTATGTCTTTCTGAAATATCGTGTTCATCTTCATATCCTTCTTCAGGTTCAATATCTCCATCTTCATCATAATCATCAAATCTTGGGAGGTGTCCTTTTAATAAACTATAATCAGCAAAAAACTTATTTACTTGCTCTTGTCTTGTTGTCTTTTGTGGTAACAATTCATAAATTTTTGTATCTAAAATTTCAGAAGCTTGTACTGGATCAACTCTTGTAATTGTATTTTGAAATTGAAGGAATTGAGCTAAAGCTTCAAGTGCGTAAGGACAAGGTAAATTTGGAAGACCAGAATACCCAGGAACATTAAAAATAATTTCTCTCATATCCATCGCATCGTCTGCAGCAGCTGGTGGTACATAATTACCATACTCATCTTCAGTAGCTGCACCTGAAACAATTTCCAAAATTAAATTACCTGGATCAAAATCTATTTGTTCAGTTACATAGTATGTAGTTACTTCATTTATTATAGTATAAAAATCTTTATTCTTTTCTTGATAATCCCTGTCATATAAAACAATAAAATCCGCTTTGTTTCCATCTCCTCTTGTAACTTGTCCAGCAGAAATTATATTTTTATATTGATTAAAATTTGACGCGTAGGTTGAATCTAACCCCTTTTTTATAATCAAATTAAATACAGCGTCAACTATTCTCTCACGAGTAGCTTTATATTTAGTAGAGTGTTGAATCCAACTGTCATCATTAAAGTTCGCCATAACCTATTACCTCTTTATTTTAAATTCAAAATCATTATCAAAAATTTGTTCCTGTCCATCATCATATTTTATTTTATAAATTATCTTATATATCCTATCAGGATAAAAACCATTTAACCATTGAATAAAATAATTTGATTTAGAATCACACGATAACTTTGTATAACTTGTATTATCTATATCTTCAAATGGAACTATTGTTTCTCCTGTTGCGATGTCTATTATTGAATAACTACCACTACCTTCTGGTATATAAGAACCACTAGCAGTTTGAACTGATGTTGAAAAAGTTTTTTGGATATATCTTTTTCGAGCCGCTACTCTAAACTTAATTTTATCGTTTTCTTTGTAGCTATCTCTTAAACCAATCATATACAAATAATTATCAGCTAATCCACTTGAAGTAATTTGTAATAAACTACCAGTATTAGAACCAGTAGCTGGTTTATGATCATCCCATTTAACTTCTAATACAGGTGGATATATCGTATGTGTATTTCTTGAAAAGAATTTTAACTTACCTGTTGTAGATGAATCTGTTTCTCGACTTCCACTAAATCTTAAAAGTATTCCAGAATTAGTAACTCCTCCTGATAACCAAGCGTTAACAATTGGTGTAATATTCATATTGATATCAGGTGATTCATCTGAAAAAGATTGTGATGAATATATAGTTGAACTTACTTGTCCTCCAGGCGTTGTCCAATTTGTTTCTGAATTACCCATTTGATTATTTCTATTATCCCAACTTACACCATTTGTTGTAATAGGACGATGAATAACTTTACCACCACCTTCATCCCAATCTTCCGTTAATAATCTAGCATCTATTTTGTATGTAGACGATAACGCTTCATTACCTTCAGCTTCAAACATTCTTAAATAAAATTTTGGATTTGTAATTTTACCATCTACTATTGATTGTGATAATGAATTACCAGTTTCGTTCAGATTAAATTGTACAAGACCCCTTGTTTGATAATCAAATGAATCATTGTAAAATTCTTTTTTAATTTCAATTATTTGATCTTTACCAAAGTTAGCGTCTTTATAATCTGTTCCATCTATATGACTTGAACCACTTGAAATCCACGATGTTTTAGTTGCGAAATATCTTGTATGCATTAGATTACTACTCCTCTCACATTCTTGTTAGGATACCTTAACTCAAATACAGATGGTGTAACTGATGGTAAAATTACTCCATCTCCAGCTATGGCATCAGGACCATAAAATTGTCTAAAATCATATTTCCAATTATATTTACCAGAATTTACTGCTTGAGATGAAGTACCTTGACTAAAGTCCCACAATAAATCTGTTCCTGCTATATATTGATTTGTATGAACTAAATCTTGAAAATCTTGAGTTAATTCTACAAAATTAACTTGTCTAACACCATCTACATCCATTAATATATATTCCAAATCTGATGTGTATATTGTTTGGTGAAATTGCATTGAATCAACATCAAAATATTCTGCTATTTTATCAATACAATCTAATTTTACTTGTGCTTTATTCGCTGTCTTATGAGCCACTACTTCAAAAGCTACACCAAAATTTACAACCTTTCCATCATCAAGTAATATTTCATCCGTCATTAATCTATATTCATTTAGATAAGCCTTTAAATTTTGAAGTAATATACTTGTTGGATGAACTAATCTTTTAGCGAAATCATAAGATAAACAACTAATTCTAATAGTTGATAACGCGTTTGTTGTTACATCTTCTCCTGCGGTAGTTTGACCAACGATTCCTGTTTGTACTCTAAAATCATCCCAACTTTGATAAAAATTCATTAACTGGGTTAACTTTTCATTCAATTCTGGTTGAACACTTCCAACAGTTATTGAATGATTTACATCACCTAACAAATTATTAAAATCAAATGAATCAATATTACCAGATGCATCTAAATCTAATCCAGCTAAAACATTACTAACCGCCGCGTTAGTTGTTAGTCTCTGTACAAAAACTTTTGCTATCTTTCCATACTTTGTTGGTAAGTTTAAAGCTCTACTTTCATAATCTTTTTTATTTACACAACGATTTTGAGTAGCAAAAAATCCTTTAGCTCTGTATCTAATATCCTCTATTGATTCAGGACCCGCACCGCCACGAAATGGATTTATATTTATAGCTGTTGGTGATTGATTATTACCAGTCAAAAGTCTATCTGGTGTACCAATTACTCTATTGATAGAATTGGCTTCTACATTTGATGTTATTCCACCACCGACTCTATAATTTATAGTTAAAGTTGTATTAGATGGAGCTTCTCCTAATGTTGAAGTATCATCACCAGCAAATGGATCTATATAACTTAATAAATTTTGAGTTTGACCAGGGATTGTAATTCCAACTTGATCAGTGGCTAAAAATTCTGTTCCTGTTATTTGGCCGTTTTTTAATATACCATTTCCAAATATTAAAGATGTAGTATTGTCATCATTTGTTCTTACAACAAATCGTTTAGATGTCTTTCTAAATTCCAAAGAAAATGGTACTGCTACTTGAGTATGTGTTGAACCACCCCAGGTGGTAGAATCTTCCATAGCACTTGTTCGATTACCATCTCTATAAAATGTATCGTGTGGTATTCTGTCTTGAGCTAAATATTCAACTTCATACCAATTGTTTCCATTTGAATCTTTAACAGATACAATATCAATAACATTTTCATCAGAAATATTTATTTCAGTAAATTTTTGTGGATTACTAATCCTAACAGATTTGACTTTATTTTTAGCTGATATGGCTGGAACATCTCTTTTGAGTGTATATTCTGTAGCTACACCATTTGCATCAGTATTTGTTACTTCTGGTTCAGGTAACCCAGAACCACTCATTGTAAAATCACATATATCTAATGTTTGAAATGTAAGTGATTGATCACTTGAAGCACCTAACTCTAATCCTTTATTAATAATTTGCGCTTGTCCCCAATCTGGTTTTATATTATTTATATCACTAACATCTACATCTACTGTTTGAGATATTCTTACCAATCCGTGTGATGGCGTAGTAGCTCGTACTTTATAACCAAGAGACGAAGCTAAATTAATAATATTTCTTCTTTCCTCTGTTAAAGGTAACATCATTTCTTTATATTGTTGATCTATATAAAATGACAATACATCACCAACATACGCGGCCATTTCAATTAACATCATACCAGGAGATGTTTCGTTAAAATCTCTATATGTATTAGGAAAATAAGTTCTAGCGTAATTTATTAACGCGTTTTTTAAACTTGAAAAATCCTTATTCAGATAATTTATATTTGATGTTTTAAAATCTTGTTCCTTATATGGCATTATTTATTCTCCCTGATATTAAACATTCCAATGTAACTCCACACTATCCAAAGAATTTGGATCTTGTTGTATAGAAAATTCTATAAATATAGATAATGTATGACTACCATAATTATCAGTTTCATCCATTGTAACTTTTATATCTTTAACAATAACAAATGGAAGCCAACTTGTCATCGCGTTCATTATTTCATCTTGTATAGCTATAACAGTATCCTCTGTAAATTGTTCAAATATAAATCTTCGAAGACTAACACCTAATTTAGGCTGTAAAAATCTCTCACCCTTCTCCGTTTTTAATAACATACGGATATTATTTTTAATAGCTAATAAAGTAGTTGGTGTAGCTTTAAACCATCCTTCTGTACCAGTTGATTTATGAAATGGATAATCAATTCCAATAAAAACCTGTTCATCTCTATCTTGTAAATATGGTTTTAATATGTTATTCTTCTGTGCCATTTTACATCGCCACTAAAAATTCTTTATGTAATCTTACTTTTGTAAATTTATTCTTTTCTAAACTTGTATCTTGTTTAGGTACTTTAGCTGCTGGTTTACCTACATACGCGTGTCCAATAGCTATCATCGCACCACCCTGTCCACCAGTTTTCATATAATTAATAGGATGTATTAATACACCCTTTGTTCCCATTGATACAACTCCTGTTCCTGGTGCTACTGTTGCACCACCTCCTCCAGATGTAGCAACTCCTATACCAGGTGCTACAGTTGTCGTTACACTTGGTAATACATCCGCTTGGATGGGCGCGGCTGTTTTGATTTCTTCAAGTTCAACCATAGCCTTTAATTCTGTAATAGTCCAAGTTTGTTTTAATAAAAAGTCAATAATCGCTTTAGCTTGCATTTGTGATGTCTGTTTTAAACTCTTCATTTGTTGAGCTGTCAAATCAGGACATCCCATTGAAACTTTTATTACTTCCATTAAGTCCGCTTGTAATCCCATAATTATTTTCCTTGTTTTTTATCCATAGCTTTCATTACCGCACTATAATCTTTAGTAAGAAAATCAGGTGCTTGTTCTTCTGAAAAGCCCATTGAGTTAGCTAACTCATTCTTATTACCATTTTTCATACCACTATATTGATTTCCAAGAACTTCACTCATTCTACTTGAATCAAATACTCCACCACCCAATGTATCGTCCGCGGCTGTTTCATTTAATATATCGTTAATAACACCATTTTTCGAAAACTTTTTTTCTTTAAAAGTTTTTTTAGGTGTTGGTTGTAAATTTATATTAGATTGAGATTTACTTTCATTTATAAAATCTTTAAAAGCTAATTGTAGTTCTTCTCTAACTACTTCTCTAATCATCATTTTCCATTCGGATTTTTTCATATTATACCTCTTGTTTAGTTTTCTTCTATGTAATGTTTTGAGCTCCAAAACTCTGGTTGAGCTAATTTACTCTTTAAAGAACTTAATTGAGCCATAACATCTGGTGTTGGAGTACCTGATACCGTCACATATGGAATAGCAGTTACTTTCATTGTTTCAACAACTCCTATAAGTTCTTCTAAAAATTCTTTTAATTTTGTACCTAATACTATGGGCTGTTTTTTCTCCATAGCTTTCTTTCCTAAATAAATATTTTTAGATTCAATAATTGTCTCATTATTTGTGTTAATTGTTAAAGTTTGTCCAGCTCCAATATGAATATGTTGAAACGCTGATAAAAATATACTTTGTTTCCTACTATCAATCGTCACTTTATCTGATCTAATAAATAGTTGCGGTTCTTTATATTCGTAATCATAAACATCTTTTCCAATTGGTCTTTCTGATTTAACTTCTTCTGAATCAGATGATAATACATATGGTTTTGGAATTGTTGTTTCTCCCTCAACTTCAGCGTCCCAGGGGAAATGATGATGTAACTTTCCCTTCTCCAACATAGCTATTATTGAAGAATCACCAATTGTACTTTCTGTTGAATTGGCTACTGTTGATCTACCATTAGAAATTATAAGATGTGGTGCTATATCTCTACTACCAAGTCTAATACTATTACCATATCTACCTTCTAACATTAAATCACCAACACCTAACTCGTTAATACCTTTATTTTCTACACCTTCTGGTGAATCTAACTCTTTATTTATAAATTTTTGTCTTCGTGCTACTGGTAATGGTTTAAAATTTCTACTCTGTCCAGACTGCATACCAGCAGATACTTTGGCGAATAATCCTTTTGCAAAAGTACTTGGGTCTTTTATATTAATTGGATCTGGATTAAAATTTACATTACCTGTACTATTCAATGGACCTAAAAAATAATTAACCCCAGCGAATGTAGCTAATAATACAGGATCTCCTTTGGCCGGACAATCAGACATTCCTCTTAATAATGGAAAATATTTGGTAGTTTGTGTTGATTTAAAATTTGGTTTACTCGCACCACTACCCATATGTGATTTAGCAATTATAGCATTAATATCTCCAGGAGATTGATACGCGGCTGATTCGTGTGATGTTATAACATCCAAAACCTTACCTGGTACAAACTGAAACCACACCTCCATAGGAAATCCCATTGTCTTACCCAAGAACGAAGTTCTTTTACTTTTAGGTGGATCTATTGTTACAAATTGTGAACCCATAATACCCCCGATTAATTATCTATTATTGATTGTTTTTTTATTAATATTTCATCACTTTTTTTTTGTAAATCTTCTACATCATCTTGAAGCGCGCTGATTAAATCTTCTTTTTCAGCGTCTGATAATAAGAATGATTCGTCATCAGAACCAGAAGATTTAGCTATTATTCTTTGTATTACTCCAGCTAACTTAACAAGATGCTCATCATTCTTAACCGCCACATCAAATAATTCTTTTATTAATGGTGCCACTAAAACCGCGTCATCAAGAGTCTGAATCATTCCGTGAATCTCTTGAATCAGTAAATCTAATTGTAACTTCTTATTCTTCTGATTATCATAAATATCTTTAGTCAAATCTTCAAATGTTTTTCCTTTGAATATTTCATCGTTGGACTTCATATAATACTCCTAATTAGAATGTAACTATTCATATATAAATATAAGAATTGTAAAAATATATATAAAAATAAAAAACCCACTTGAAGATAAGTGGGCTTAATATTTAAAAGAATTTGTTTATTCTATTCTGGTGGGCTAATTTACTCGAACTATGTTGTTCATTTAGGAACTTTTTATAGTGTTTTTTAAACTTATTTATAACATTTGTAATATGAGTTGTATGTACATTTGTCATTTCTCTAATAAGAATATATAAAGCTTTTTTATTATGATTTTCTATTTCATCATTTCTCTTCATAAGTTCCAATACAGCGTACGCTATATCTATATCTCTTTTTCTTTTAAAGATATTTAATATATTTTCTTCAAAATACAGAATAACTTCACCTAATAATTCTTTAAAATCATCATCACCCAACGCTCCTGTTCTTTGGTTTTTATACGCAGTTGATATTGGATCGTGTGTTTTATATTTTTTATAATTAGCGTTATTGTGTAATATCAAATAATTTTTAGCTACAATAGAAAAGTAACTAAAAGCTTTTGAACCTTTTGTGTGATCATATTTATGTAAGTTCATTACCATAAAAGCCACAACTTCGTGTTGAATATCAACAAAACCATAATCAAAATAACTAAACTTAAATGTGTTTATTATATTTTCAGCTAATTTCATAAAAGCCGTGTGTATTCCTTTCTGATATACTTTACTTCTTTCTTCTTGATCTTTTTCTCTATCTAATGAATTATACACGACAATGGCGTCTTGGACATCCATATCGAAATACATATTCTTCTTACTTTTTGGTCTTGGCATCTTCAGTCTCCTCTGTTTCAAATATCTCATTTAATAATAGTTGGATATCTTTTAATTGTTTAAAAAAGAATCCTGTTTCATCGTCTGATTCATAATGTCCATTCGCATCAACTTGTTTCATTTTTTCTGTTGAGAATTGAATTATTTGTTGGAATTGTGATATCAAGTTTTCATATTGATTTATTCTTCTCAATGAAAAGAATAATAATGTAGATGATACTACACTAATCAATATGAATAATATAAAAAATGTCCACCACATATTATCTCCTAATTTGCAAACAACTCATCAAATTTATTTTTGAGGTTGTCTACTTGTTTTTGTTCTTGTTTTGTCTTTGGTACACTTGTATTTACTATTTCTTCATCAGCGTGTTGCCAATCTTCATACTCAATACGAGTTGTAGTCATATCAGCTTGATGAAGAATATGTTGCATATTAGACTTTAATTTCTTTTCAGGAGCATATGATTTAAGATATTGAATATTTCCATCATCATACATTCCATCTGTTAATTTAATTCCAATAAATTCATTCTGTGTCATTGGTATTCCATATTGACCTAAAATCCAAATACCTCTATCAGGTGGTGTCATAAATTTTAAATCAGGATTATTTGTATAAATCTTTCCTTGATTCTTTCTATGCCACTCTGATGGATTAGGTATATAATGGTCCTGTTCCAAATCACCAACCTTACCCAAGTCGTGATGTAAAGCTGCGAAGATTAATTCTTCAACAGTATAATCATCAACATAAGCTCCGTTGTCTTTCCATATTTTATAGAACGCTAAAGAATATTTAACGATGTTTAAAATATGTTGAACATAACCACCTGGTGTACAAAGATGAAAATGTTCTTGACCACTAGCTGGTGCGAACATCATTCTATCCTTGAAGTCATTATACATTGATAGAAGTTTTTCTTTTCGCTCTCCATCAAATGTATTTTCAATAAGTTGTATTAACTTATCCCAATTTTCTTGTATCTGTTCTGGTTTCAATTTCATTATTGAGCTCCTTGTTGATATTCTTTTTCTAATTGTAAAGCACCCTCTAAAACATTTTCCCAAGTATCAACATACTCGACAGGGTCCTTCCTACCTAATTGATGGAAAGCTAATATTCTTTCTACATCAGCTCCTGACTTACCACTTGATCTTCCTTGTTCATCAGGGTTATATGATGTATTTGTATTAGCAAAAATTACATTAAAATCAACTCCATCAAGTTTATTAATTGATTCTTCAGCGTCTTTAAGTATTGTGTATTTATCTCCTTCTAAATACGGAAGATAAAAACTTACTCTGTCACTATCCCAATTACCGATTTGAAAAGCTTTTTCAATAGCGTCATAAAATTCTGGACGACAATCTGGATAAATAGCGTGATCACCTGAATGAACTCCTAATCCAATATTTATTAATTCATTATGTTTATTAGCTAACGATAACGCGTATCCATAAATTACAGACGCGAATATTGCATTCCTATTTGGAACTACGGTAGCTTTCATATTCTCTTGTTCATAGTGTCCTTCTGGTACTTCTACATCATCAGTTGTTAAAGCCGAATCAAATACTGACATAGCACCTGATATATCTGAAACCATTTGATGTACTTTATATCCTTTTGATTTTAGATATTCTACATTTGAATTAGCTCTTGATAATTCAACTCTATGTTTTTGTCCATAATAAAAGGATAAACAATATACTTCGTATCCTTTCGCTAATAGGTGAACTAACAACCCTGTTGAGTCCATTCCACCTGATAATGATATTACTGCTTTTTTCATATTCTCTCCTAAAAAAATGTATTTGTTATTTTTTTCACTTCTTGATTCGGATTACTTAATTTCAGATATAAAGGTTCGTATTTTTTATAAACTTCCATAGGTGAATCCGACTTAACCATTTCGTCAATTGATTTTAATAATTTAAACATATCTACATTTACTATCTGTTCTACTAAACCATCGTGACTATTCATTATTTCTTTTATTCTATCTATACATTCAACAAGAACATATAAATTATGAATTGACATACTTGTAAAAGCTCCCCTTGTCCAATCATAAATTGTTTGATAAGAGATACAATCTTTTATAAGACTATCGAATTTTGTTACTTGTGGTAAAGGTAATTCATTATTGAATATATCTTTTTTCTTTGGAAAGTTAACACTTTCAATTGTCATTTTTTTCAAAGAATAATTCATATAATAACCACCAAACACAACAGCATAGTCTGGTGATGAACTATCAGTTGTCACTCTCATATTACTACCAACACTATGTAACGATTTTTGTAATTGTTGTAACATAAAAAAATCTGATACTTTAGCTGTACCAAGTAAATGTAACCATTTATTGTTTTGTTTTAAATGTTCCTTACCATCTAATAAAATCGCGATAGCGTATAATGTACTACTTAACTTTGAACCTTGAACACCACCAATTGACCAACCTTCAAATTGAAAATCTTTAACTGCGTTATACCAATCTAATGTTCTATTATCAAATCCAGCTTGTAATATATTTATAAAGTCAGCTGAACCTTCTTGTCTATGTTTAGCGAAGTACTCAAAATTTTCAGTTGAAAGTTTTAGACACTCATCATAATCTTTAAATACCTTACCGCCAGGTGGGATATCTAAATTCATAGCGATATCACAATTGTCTTCTAACCATCTTAAAATAGTTTCTCTTAATTCAGGTTTCCAAGTTAAGTTACCAGTTTTAATTTGAAATCCACCACTATCACCAACTACTAATACATCATCTCCTAATCCAAAATCTTTACGAGCATTTTTATTTCTGAAGTTAGCTCCTGCTGATAATAAAAAATAAGGATATCTTAAATCACCCATATCAGAAGAATAGAATCTACAAGGTGTTCCATTTTCAAATTTAAAATTTTGTTTTAATTCAGGAGCTACTCCTGCTGAAGAGAAACTTGGAAAATATATAAAATCTTTAAAAGAACTCATGCTTTGTCTCCATATTATTTTTAAAATATTGTAATTGTTCTCCAATACCTTTTCCCTGTAAAGGAACTGAACAATTGTTTTTTAATAATGGTAATAGATATTCTCTATAATTATTTCCTACATAAAAATATAATTCATCATCATTATTAATTTTATTTTTCATTTGTTCATATACCATATTGGACCATTTAATTTTTTCATCTTTTGAAAAATCATTTAATGTCATTTCATAATTTGTTATTTCATCATTCAAATCTAATAAACCATATTTAGCTGAAAGAATATATATCTTCTTATATTTAGAGGAACAATATCCAAAAGACTTTCTAAAAAAATCTGATGTATATAAATCCTTGGCTTTGTATTTACCAATTCTTTTTTCCTTAACACAAGATATAAATGCTACATCCATTATAATGTTTTTATAAAGTTATAAAACTCTGTTCGAGCTTGATTATCATTATCCATAAATACTCCACTTAATTTAGCTGTCTTCATTGTAGCATCGTGTTTAACACCACGAACACAAGCACACATATGATTGGCTTCCATAACTACACCAACACCAAGATTACCTTCACATAAACTATTAATATGATCGTGAATCTGCATTGTTAGGTTCTCTTGTACTTGTGGGCGTCTAGCGAAAAATTCTACCGTTCTATTTAATTTACTTAAACCAATAATTTTACTTGTAGTTGTTGGAATATAAGCAACATGCGCGACACCAATAAAAGGCAGATGATGATGAGAACAAAAAGAATTTACTTTTATATTTCCTTGAAATACAATACCATCATAACCATCAACATTATCAAATGTTGTTATAGTAGGTGGTTTCGTATAACAACCTTCAGCTAAATCATTAACAAATGATTTCGCTACTCTCATCGGTGTGTCTGAACTATTTGGGTCGTTTCTCCAATCAAACCCAAGAGCATCCATATACTTACCATAATGTTTAGCTGCTTCTACAATCATTTTTTGTTTTTCTTCTTCTGTTAAAGGTTTATTACCATTTGCATATTTTAATTTACTCATTTATACTCCTCGTTTATCACCATAAGCGATAATATGTAATCGTTCCGCGTAATTATAACCAAGTTCAGTACATAATTCCATTAACCAAACTCTTCTTTTTTTTAGTTCTTCTTCTACTAACCCTTCGGGCATTAACCAAACTTTATCATTTGGTATATTTAATATTTTCTGTAAATCTTTAACTTCACTTAATTCTTTTAGATTTGATATAACAGGTTTCAACTGATAGTCAGGATGATTATCAATCAATTGTTTCATAGCATCATAGTTACATCTCCACTTCTCGTGTTTCTTCTTATCAGCCTCTGTAACTTCACGATTAGCGAATGGCATCCAAGTTCCAGGACGAGGTGTTGAGTTTGATAGTTTAGGTGATAAAGAAATTAAATCACCTTCCGTTTGTACAAACTCTGAACCTTCTGTTTCAATTGTAATTGTGTGTTCATATGATTTACCAATTTTACATAACTCTTGTAATAATTTTTTATATAAAGTTGGACCACCACCTGTAATCATTGTATGTTTGATTTGTGGATTGTCTTCATATACCTTAACAATATCATTCAAAGTAAACTTACCAGCTTCTGGTTTCCAAGAGGCGTAAGGTGTGTCACAAAATGAATTTGAGAATTGACATCTCAATCTACAACCTGTAACACGAATTAAGATATGAGGCATTCCCATATATTTACCTTCACCTTGTAAACAAGTATAAGTTTCTCCTAATGGTTGATTCTTATTATAGTCCATAATCAGCCCAATTGTTTTCGTGTTCATATACTCGTACATTATCTATCCAAACTCTACCATTTGTTTTTTCTGTTATCATAGGACTTACATTATCAAAAACCCATTTACAAGAATCTTCGATACCAGGACCATATCCTTCGGGCATTACATTTAAGTTAACACCACCCAATTTGTGTAGTCCTTCAAATAATCCAAGTAAGGGATCATCGTGAGCTAAAAGTAATCTATGGTCCCATTGTTCTTCTAACCATTTCTTAACATCTTTTAAATCACCGAAATCCATAACCCAACCTTTTTCATCTCGTTCTTCACAAGCAAATGTAAATTCTACATATCTACCATATCCGTGAACAAATGAACAATGTCCATCATCTTTATATTGACGATGTCCTGTTGATATTGGTCCTATTCTTTTTGACGATTTAAATTTCATAATTTTTAAGCTCCTATAATATACACATAAAATATAACATAAGTCAAGGTCTTTCTAAAAGAAATCATTAGTTGTTACTATTAATTCTTTCATAGCGTTTGTAACATTACCATAAATCTTTTGTGGTTGTTTTGGATTCCACATTAATTTAATACCCATTTCTTTATAATGTTTCATTTCTCTAATATCTGAAAAAGGCATATTATCAGTAACTTTACTTAACTTATGATTTTCATCTTTTGTAGTTACGATAGTTGGAACAAGGTATTGAACATTTTCTTTTAAATAATCTAAATCAACATTACCTTTTTTCCATTCATCAAATAACCAATTAGCACATTTAACATTACTATACACATGCTCATAAGTAGTTTGACCTGAACCATCATAATCTTTTGTTTTATAAGCTTCTACTGAAATCAACCCTGTGTTGATTCCAGCGGAATTAAATGAATAGAATAAATCTTTAAAAATTGTATTCCACCATTTTTTTTCTGATTCATAGTTTTCAGAATTGTTAGCGTCTTCAAAAGCTTCAAGTAATCTTTGCATAAAGAACTCTTGTCTTTGTGTTATAGAAAATCTTATCATACTAACACCTCCTCTACACAACCATACGATTCTACATTCCAATAAGACATAATTAAATCAATCCTATCTTTGACTCTTTTACCACCTTCCATACCAGTTAGTTGTTTGTAAAGACAAAAACTTAATGATTTACTTGTGGTTATATCTAATTGATGACTTGGTTTCTTTCGTTCTATCTCATCTTTAAACCATTGTGTAGCCCATTTACTATAATCATCAATAATAAAACCATCTCGTTTATGTGTTGAAACACACATATATAAATTAACAAAATAATTTTTTGTTACTCTATTGTCACCTTTGTGTTTTAATATTTTAGCTACATCATCAAGATTAGATTCAAATTGTTCTTTGAATGATACTTCATTGAAATAAGTTGTGTCTTCATAGAATTTATCTAATTCTTTTCCAACAATACTATTACACTCAAGTTTTGATTCAAACAACGCACATTGTGCTAACGCTGAATCCCAATCCATTTTATCTCTTTTGAAATCAACTAAACCTTGTGAAAAAATTATATGTTGATGATCTTTATTCGCAACTCCACGAGCTAACTCTCTAATTAAACTCGCTAATTCAGTTCGAACCGCTTGACGATCTTCTTGTGGTGTCATCTCATTACCATTGTTAATAATGTGAAACATTCTCGCTGTAGTTTTATCATCAGCTGTAAACTTCTGAACTCTCCAATTAGAATATAATATTTTCTCCTGTACTTCTTTTGGACATTGAGAAAAATATAATCCATCACAATTATAAACTTTACCATCTATTACTGGACGATATTTTTTTGGTAACTGAAACATATCAAGAACAAACATATTAGTTGTTCTGATTCTGTGGCCACCATCAACTATTTCCCACATCCCACTAATAACTCTCCAATATAAATCAGGGAATGGTATGTCAATTAATAAAGAATTGATAATACCTTGTCTCCAAATTAAATCAGCTTTGTCTTCTCTCTGATATGGTGGTGCGTCATCTAATTTACTCTCTAAACCACTTTCCCACTTCATTACTTGATGTTGGTTATCAAATTGTTTTTCAGTTCCAAAATATCGTAAGATAGTTTCAATTGGAAGTTTTTCATCTTTTAAGAATGTTATTTTTGTTTTATTTAAGAATACTGCCATTTTTTATTTCTCCTATGTTTATGAGGTGTACTTTGTTTTGAGTATAATGTATCATTATTTATTTTATTGATTTATTATATTTATCTCTTAACTTCTTTCAACCTCTATTATTATTAGTTATTATATAATGATCTAATAGATCTTGATCTGATCGATCATTGATCATATATTATATAATTTGTATTAACATTATTGCTAAAGCTAAAATTAATGTTAAAATTGTTTTCATTGTCATAACCTCACCCAAGTACAGATATGTCATAATTGGAAATGTCATCATACTTGTAGCGAATCCCATAAACCTAACCGCCCACAGATTACCAAATCCTTCATAACCTATTTTAGTCGCCCACCAAAATAATAAACTAATTGGTATTCCTAATAAAGCCATAATCCACATTGATTTTGGACCTTTAGCCCATTCCCAAACTAATTGAGAATTGAGTTGATACCAAATTATTATATTATTAAAGAAAAATAATAATATTGTAATTATAATATATTTGTTTATCATTTATTGGATTTCCTCAAATGTCTTTTTTCTGCTTTAGACATCTTATTGGATTTTGTTTTTGTAGGTTTTGTTTCAGTTGTTGTTTCTACATCACGAACTTTTTCTTTCCAAACTGATTTTGGAACATATCTCCAACCTTCGTGAAATAATTCAGATGCTTGATCATCTGATACTCTTTTAATGTGTTTACTATCCACACTCATCATACATTTCATAGTGCTTCCTCTATTTTATTTTTTAATAACTTATATCTGTCATCAGATATTGTTCATCAACATACTTATACATCGTAATATTATCGTATTTGAATCTACTATTAGTAGTAAGTATATCAACTCTATTTGTCCATTTAGGGTTCATTGTATCCCTAACCTGATATACACCATCCCTTTCACCAGTTCCTTCGATTACGATGTAATCTCCGTAGTTAAAAGGCCCACCCCATCTTGACAACAAGTCTCTTGATA